AAAAATAAAAAAGGTAATGTAATAAAAGTTAATTTTGGTGACCCAAACATGAAAATTAAAAAAAATATACCTTCTCATCGTAAATCATTTAGAGCCAGACATCATTGTGAAACAGCAAAAGATAGGACTACACCAAGATACTGGAGTTGTAAATTTTGGTAATAATGCCAATTATATATAAGATACAAATTATTAATACTACTAATGATATTGTTAAAAAGTGGATTCATAAAACTTGGTAATTCGTTTATGAGTAAAAAATAACTTCAACATTGCATTCCTCAAACATTATTCTGGTTCTTTTAAACCCTTCCTCCCAAATTTGACTTTTGGTTCCACCACCTTTTATACAATGTACTTTTTTAATACCGGAGTTGATTATTGCTCTAGCACAATCCACACAAGGAATATCGCAGCTTAAATATATTTCAGAGTCCATTACACTAACACCAATACGAGCAGCATTATAAATTGCGTTCCTTTCAGCGTGTTCAAACCAGAAGTACTTTTCAGGTCTTTCTTGACGCTCAATTTTTTCATCGTCCAATCCCCTCGGAAATGAATTATAACCCGTAGAGAGTATCTCTCTGTTCTTCCCAACTATAACTGCACCAATCTTAGTTGATTGGTCTTTAGATTTAAGTTTAACTTGTTCTGCAATTCCTAAAAAGTATTGATTCCAATCCATATTATATTAATTTTTGAGTTGTCCAATATTCTAATCTATTATTTGTATATCTATTTAAACACTTAGCTTCTTTTTTTTCTATCAATTTCCCTATTTGTGTCAAATGTTGTTGATTCCTAATATCAATACCAACAATAAAACCACCACCAGATTTTTGATATGTGGTTTCCAATATGTATTTTCCTTCATCGTCTAATTTAAGATATTTTATTATTTCATCTTTTGTGTTTTTACATGAAATACCTCTATCATCTATTAGTTTTTGTAAAACGTCTAATCTTAATTTTTCGTATTCTACTTCCATTTTGTGACTTTTACATTATGTAATTTTTTACAATCTAAATATACACATTATTTTTGAATATACCAAAAATAAAAAACCCCCGAATTTCGGGGGTTTTTATATTGATAATGTTTAAGATTATCTTAAAGTGTCCAAACTAAATGTTGTGATACCTTTCACTGTGATTACACCAAAGTAACGGTTGTTAACCATTTTCTTAGCGTATCTTGTCATGATACCTTTGATAGGTGTCATTGTGAATGGATTGAACATTGTTGGAGTTAATTGTAAAGGTACATATGGAGCATAGATATAACCAGCATCCAAGAGTGATTTACCTTTGTGCCCAATCAAAATTTTGTTTGCTGGGAAGTAAGGGTCACGATATACCTGATAACGTCCTGCTAATGAACCAATTTTCTCAATACCCATGTTGTATTGGTCTTGCTCAGGAGCGGCATTTGAAACGTGGAAATACTCCAAGTCATCGAATACAGCAGAAACCTCAGAAGAAACAACAACCCAGTTAGCACCACCTCTTAAAGTAGTTTTATGGATTTGAGCAGAGATTTGGTTAATCTTGGTAACCAATGTTTGGTTCCAGTCTTTTTGAGTGTAACCTTGTAAAGTAGCACCGGAAGTACCACCGTATCTCCATTCGTTATAGTCCCACTTAGCGGTCCAAGCGGCACCTTTACGAAGGTCACGAAGGATTTCACGGTCAACTTCAGCTGCGATTTGCTCAGACAACAAAGCTGTTAATTCAGCTTCGGCGTCGATGTTGTGAAACGCACTAACGTCTTGAGCCAATTCAGGTGACCAACTTGCTCTCAATTTTCTTTCAGTTACAGAAACTGTTACTGATTGAAGATCGAAAGATACCTCACCAATTTTGTCTTCGAATTCCAATGTGTCATAGATTCTATAAACCAAAGTGAAGTCGCCAGCCACTGCAGTGTTCGCTAATACTAAATTAGAGAAACCTGAAGTTGATGAGTATGATTGTAAATCAACTTGAATGTAGATAAGACCGTTAGCAGTACAGATATCATAATATCTGCCAGAAGGATAACTTGTTGCGGTTGTTTTTTGACCGTATTCAACAATACCTTTACCGTATTTTTGTGTAACAACGTTGAAGTTTCTTGATACACCAGCGTAGTTAACTACAGCTGAAGCTAAGAATTCTTCTGTGTCCATTACATTACCATTAGGTCCAATCAAATGACCTTGACCATCAGATGAAAAACCTGAGAAGACAAGAACAACTGAAGATTGGCCAGTACCACCAGTTAATGAAGCCGCAGTTACGTTTGAAACTACCCCATTAGAGAAAGTTACAAAGTTAGAACCGGACAAAGTAATAGCGGAATATGCGCCCTTTGAATAGTCGAAAAGACCAGTATCGGGGTCGTTACCATTACCACCATCGTTTTCATAGAAACGGTCATAAAGGTTGTTACCAGTATAACCAGTTTCAGGATCAGTACCCGTGTTTGGATAACCATAAGGATGTTGGTGTACACCATTTGTTCTATCTTGAATCTTTGGAATGAAGTAGAACAATTTACCGATTGGTAAGTTCATGGCTTGTACAGAAACGATATCGTTAGCCAATAATTTAGAGAATACGCGTCTGATGATTGGGAATACAACAGTTTCGAAAGAACCTGAAGAGTCCGCAACAGCAGCCTCGTTAATTAAGTATGAAGCTTGGTTTTCATACAATTGTGCAATGTTATCTTTTTGGTGACCGTCTAGACCTTCCAAGAATCCTAGTTCGTCCCATTTTCTGATGGTATCTTCTTTGATAACACGAAGGTGCTTAAGACCGATGTTACCAACCATACCTGATTCTAATAATGCTCCCATTTTAGTATTTGTTTTGTTTTTATTTTATTTATTTATTTAATTTTTCTCATCAAATCTTTCATTCTCGTGAATTGTGGATTTTCGTAAGCCTTAGCTTCAGATAACATTTCTTGAGAAGATGTTGATGGGGTATTGTTAGAGATTTTTTCAATAACTGATTCAGTAACTGGTTTTTTAGTATCTAATTCAGTTTTAATTGTTGAGAATAAATTTTTTGATTCATTCATTGTAGAAACAGAATCAAATCTCTTTAAAATATTAAGTTTCTCTTGTTTAGTTGTTGAATGTTCAGTAAAAAGACGAGTAGCATATGCAAGATTTGCATTGAATACAGCAACTTCATTAAGTTTATCTTTGAAAAGAACTAAAGCTTTTTTATATTCAGAATTTTGTTTTCTTAATTTTTCAACTTCTTCGTTAATTCCAAAAACACCTGAACCTGCTTTATATTTTTTCTTACTTGGTAAACCGGCTCTATTTGCTTCACCTTTATTACCATGTGGATTTGATTTTGTTCTTGCAGCTTCAGTAGCCTCTACTTTTTTAGCTTTCAAACCGGGAAGTGCTTGTTCTTTAGGTTCTTTCTTAACTGTTTTATTTAAACCTTTAAGCGCTTCTTCAGTAGTTTCTTCTTTATGGTCTTCGTCTTCGTCTTCATCTAACTCGATTTCATAGATGGTTTCTTCTTCTTTTTCAGAAGGATACATTTCTTCTTCATGCCATTCTTCTTCAGAAACTTCACCTTCTTCTTCATCAAGTTTGATTATATATTCGTCATCACCAGTAGTTAATTCAACATTTGAACCGTCTTTCTTAACTACAATACCATCTTCTGGTTTCATAGCTTTGAAAACTTTCATAACTTCTTCATCAGAAGCACCGGTCATGTCCATAACGTCATCGTCTGATGATTCTTCTTCGCCAGACATGGTACTATCATTGTCCATATCTTCAAAATCAGAACTATCATCAGAATCATCAGAATCTAATGAATCGATGTCTTTTTCTGGTTCGTTATCGAGGTCTGTATCATCATCAGTCTCATCATCAGCTTCCTCTTCTTCTTCAGAAGATGCTTCTTCTTCGTCTGACATATCTTTTCCTTCCTCTTCTTCAGGATTTGGTTGTTCTTCCATTGTACCCTCATCATCAGATACTTTGGTTTCTTCCCCGTCCTCTTCTTCCATTGATTCTTTAAGCAAATCATTTAGTTCTTGTTTCATAGTTGAAGCAAGTATCCCTTTTGCATTTTGCTTTACTGCCTCTTCAAGTGTATTAATTTGAAGTAACGCTTGTTCTAAAATGGATTTTTGACTCATTTGTAATTTTTTGTTTTATTATCTTATAAATATTGCGATTTTATAAAAAATCTTGTTTTTTATATTTGTAGAGTTATTATTTTTATTATTTACCCAAAAAAGTGTCTAATTTGCCCATTAAACGCATCATTCTATCATCAACTAAAGGTTTTTTCTCCTCTTCGGACTCTTGATAGGCTTGCATATCAGACTTATCTTTGAATATATAAGCACCCGGAGTAGATGGAGAAGAAACTAAGTCAAAACATACTAATTCAAAATCTTCTTGTACTACGTTTTGACCTTTTACGTTTTTTAATGAACCAACACCTCTTGAAGAAATCCCGAGAGTTGCGCCATTCATAAGTAACATGGCTGCTTGGTCTCCTTTAGTGGAGACGATACCCATTTTTTTCCAACCGGGAGAAGTAAATAACTTTATTTTACCCATCAATATTTTTCCCTCCCACCAAGTTTCAAGGATGGAATGGGAAACTCTATCTAAATCAATAAGAGAGGAGGATGGATGATTTAATTCATTTAATGCGCCACCTTTACGTATAATGGTTTGATATTTCTCGTTTTCTCTCTTAAGTATATTTTCGGGATATAATCTACCGTTCTTATTTGGGGTATCGTACTTCTGTAAAACGGCATAAAGAATAAGGTCTTGCGAGAAGTCCATATTCTTCATTTCCATAATTATCTTCTTATTGTCTTCGGGAGACACATGACCGGCATCAAATTCAATTAAAACGCCTGTACCGGTCTCATTCGGGCCTAATACCTTCATTTATAGTTTTTATACTATAAATACATCGATATCACAACTATTTTTTTGTTTTATGAAAATTAAATAATTTTTTATTTGATAAACCATTATCTATAACACTAATCATTATATCTTTTAGCAAATCCTTTGTTTGTTTTGATTTTATATCAATTGATTTTTCAACATAAAGTGTAATTTCTAAATTCATAAATGACCTCTTCTCTAACTTTATGCCTTTCGTCCTAATATCTAAATCAACAATACTTTGCGGATTAAAATGTTGATTTTTTAAATTGTATATATTTTCCTTAATCATTCTTCTTGCTTTTATTAGCAAGAAATCAAAATTTTCATCTTCTATATTAGGCTGAACCCAAGAATTTAATTTTAAGTATATTGTTTTCAAATTTTTACAATCTACTGTTCCATATCCTATTTTAACATTATCATACGTTCCTAAAAAAATAAATTTTCCAGTTTTCATTAACTAATCATATTATTATAATTTTATGGTGATATATAAAAAATATAATTAAAAAATATTAAAAAAAGAAAAAAAACATTTATATTTGTATTTAAGATTAATACTATGATTATAATTGATGTAAACAAAGAAAAAAATCTGGAAGTAGCATTGAAAACTTTAAAAAATAAAGTTCAAAAAACCAAGTTGGTGCAACGATTAAAAGATAGAAAAGAGTATGTCAAACCATCTGTTGCTAAAAGGAAAGTAAAATTAAAAGCGATTTACATCCAGCAAATAAAAAACGGTCTTAATTAAGACCGTTTTTTAATTCAACTAATTTATAGTAATTATATTTTGATGGTGTCATTTTATCGACCTCATCTCTTGCAATAATTAACTTATCCAATAAACTATTATCATTAGATTCTTGTAGTAGTGTTTCAATTTTTGAAGTAATAGACTCTTTTAATTCTTTTATTTTTGTTATTACATCGTCATTTGACATAGAAAGAATCGACTTTAATTGTTCTTTTTCGTTTTCGTTTAATTGGTTGTCATAAAGCACGTTAAAATTATTTGCTAAAACAACATGTAATAAATTTTCATTATTTGAATATGTGTCTACTTTTTCATTAATTTCCTTTTTTTCCATTAAGTAATTAACTAAATCAATCTTTGCTTTAACCTTTACACCAATATTTAATAAATTATCATCTTCTAATAAGATATCTAAATAATCATATACCTTGTGATTTTTTGTTTCAACTAAACCAATACTTTCATTTAATTGTTTACATGTTTTTGATATTGTTTTTTTCTTACCTTTTAATACTTGACTTAATTCCTCAACAAAAAATGTTGCGGTTTCTTTATCGTGGTAATATTTACTTTCAATATCTTCATATAACAAATACATTTCTTTAAAATCTTTGTTTTCTTTAATTGTATTCAAGATATTTTTAATTTCTTGTTTATTATTTTTTCTATAAGACTCTGTTAGTTTTGATAACAATTTAGACTTAATTATACCAAATGTGTTCATTTTTAGTCGTTTAAAATTTCATTTATTTTAGTTTCTATCTCATAAATATTTTGTTGAGCCTTTTCCATATCAAACAAATCTTTAATTGTAACTTTATTGAATGTTCCAAATTTTTTAGATTCACTTAATGGTTCTCCGCCGCCGGGTTCTCCTCCTAATGGAGGTGGAGGTGGGGTAGCTTCTCCGCCACCTAATCCTAAACCACCGCCCGGACCTTCACCGCCTTGAGGTGCTTCTCCCGTTGCTCCGGCCGATTCTAATTTTTTCCTTTCTTCTTCCGGTATACCGTATTTAGCATCAATTTCATCAAATACACCCGAACGTTTAATTATGTTTTGAGTATTTGTTAATTCAAACCCTACCGCCCTTTCAATTCTTTGTTGTTGTAAATCAAGAATAACTTCATTATCACTAAATCCAAGAATATTTTTCTTAGCCCAAGTATGAGATACAGGTAAGATACCAATTTGTGATTGGTCTGAAGTTGCGTCTTTATATAACGTAATTTTTTCTTTCCATTGTTCAATTCTTAATAAATCAGATTGTGCTGATGGATTCGTCAATGATAATGAAAAATTATTTAACTCATCCTCCATTCCAAGAAGATATAAATGGATAAGTGCAACTTTATTTAATTCTTGAATTAAAGATTTTTGAATTCTATTGATTGTTCTTGCAAAACGAATATCCATCAAAGCAAGATTTTTACCATCACCAACAACTTCTTCAAAACCTAAAAACGCTTTTGGTATTCTTAATGCCGCCAATAATTTCTTTTGTATATATTCAATATCAGCTATTTCACCAAGATTTTGTGCTCCCGGTAAAGTATCAATTGGGCTTGATTGGGCAGGGTCTCTAACAGGAACAAAGTAATCTTGGTCAACGGCCATTTGATTGAATCTCATATCAACTTGACCATTACTTGGATCTGCAACCGCTTGTCTTTTAAATTTATTTGCTACTTTTTGTACATATGGTTCAATATCTTTATCGTCCATATTACCAACAAATATTTTAAATACTCTTCTTTCTGGTGCTCTTGATGTTCTATAAATTAACATCGCATCTTCAGCAAGTAAAAGTTGTTTCCATATACGTCTAATCTTATCTAACATAGAAGTACCATATGGTAATTTTCTATCGTCACCTAAAATTCTAAAATGTGCAATCTCCCAAGCTTGAAATTCCATGTCCTTATTTTTCCAATGGAAACGTAATTCTCTAATTGGCAATTTAATATCTTTTTGTGTTGGTGTTTTACTTGACGCACCTTCAATTCTTTCAATTTCAATATTTGGTAATTGTTGAACACCGACAATTCCTTTCTCAGGATTAATTTTTAAATAAACAAAATTATCACCATATTTACAAACACCTCTAGCCCACATTTGTAGGTTAGTGTTAATATCCATTTTATTATGAAATAAATCCTCAAGTATTCCTTTAATTCTTTCTGATTCGGAATAAATTGTTAATATATCTCCTTTTTCAGACATGGTTGTTGACTCTTCAGAATAAATGTCCAATGCGGCTGAAATCTCAGGTGTAAATTCCATAGATTCATAATCATAGTATGCTGCCAATCTATTTGGTTCATAGTAAATTGATTGATTATAAAGATTTTGGTCTAATTTTGCCCACTTATCAGCGACATATTGACTTTGTTGAGCTTGTAATAAAGCCTTTTCGAAATCTTCTTTACTATCTGTTTTTAATAATTCGTCTTTACTAAAATTAAATGAAGGTGCGGTTTCCTGTTTTATTTGGCCAGGATAACCAAACATTCTGGTAAGTTTCTGAAAGACGGTTGGGTTTTGATCTGCCATGTATATAAATACTTTTCTTTATAATATAAACTTATTTTTTAACAAATGGAAGTATTATCTACGTCCACCGAACAACCATGCATTATCTTTATATACTTCTTTTGATAGGTTATCGGGGTTATTTCCGTGATATATTTGATTATTATCCATACCCATTGAACCTATTTGGTCAAAAGAAGTACCATAAGAATAAAAAGTTTTATTTGGTTCATACGTTCTTTCAGATAAAGCCCACGATTCAATCATTGCTTTATTTTTAGAATCGTTCTTTTGTAACTGATTGAAACACATGTCACCAGCATATAGAGCCATAGACATACTCATAATTGCATCATCATGAGACCCCTTCATATGGTCAGGTCTTCCATTCATATACACAAACGTATTAAGTTCGTTTAATAATCTACTTGACCTAACCGCGAATCCCTTTCTTAATTGTTCTTCAAATGCAGCAACAATCTGTGTCCTTTTATTATTAAAGTTTAGACCAGGAATTTTATCCAAAGCCTTCTTATTATATTCCCATATGTTTTGAGTGTTAATACCCTCAACATATAAATTTTTGTAATTTAATTCTTGTAATTTTCTTGAGGTTGCAACCCCCATACCACCTGTAATGTCAATTACTATGAAACAATCATATAAAATACCCCATTTGTATGCAATTGATGCTAAGTCATCAGGTGGTATTTTACCTACATATTCAACCACTTGTTCTCTATCGTCAAAATCAA